AGAGGCCCATGCTCTTCGTTCGTGAATTTTACATCTACTGGAATTCCATCAAGCCAGAGATCAACACCACCGTCAGATAGAACATTGATCACTGGGGGCTCGGCGTTAAACAGACGCGCTACAGCAAACTCAGCTTTATAGCCAAATGCGTTAGCCTCTTCCCGGGATTGTCGTTCATTTTCTAGACGTGGGTTAAACCCTTGCATCTTACAGAGAGCGACAGTGTCGGCTCCCATAATTTCAGCGGTGTGGCTATCCTGCCTACTTAGTCTTACTTTCATATACGGATTACTCAACATAACGAGAAATTTGTGGCTGGATGTTGCAGATCACGGTGCCGTGCCATCCAGAGAGTTTGTTCTTGGAAACGGTTAGATAACGAGTGTTATCGGGGTCAGTGTCATCCACATCACCAGCCTCGTGTTTGCCAATGCCAATACACAGATCAAGCTCGGCCATCTTACCAATCTTAGATCCTTCCATGTCGAAGCCAGACAAACGTGTACGGCCACGAGCTTCATTCGATGCTTGCGATACGGTAATCACAGCGCATTGCTGACGCTTGGCTAATTCACGGAGTGATCGATACAGTTCACGCAGTCTTTCATGCGATGCTGAGAACTGCCCGTTGATATGTACCTTGTCACCTTGGTCGATAATAACGACATCCGCTTTCATGTGTTCAATGTAAGCTTCAATCTTTTGTAGATCCCATTCTTGAATGTCTTTCATCTCAAGACGGTCTTCAATTGCTTTGAACCTAGTCCTAGCTGACCTTGGATCTTCTACTATATCCTCTCGCGTCATACCCGCCCAAGCTTGCATAGCCCGGAGCATGGTGCGCTTTGTCTCTTCCTCATTCCCCAAATACAAAACCTTCGCACCCTGTTCACAGAAGCCACCGGGGCCACAAGTGATAGAGATTGCGAAGGCTGATTTACCTGTCTCGGGTAACGCAAAGATAGTTGCGAATTCGGCGGGGCCGACTCCGTAGACGTGTCTTGATAATGTGTTGATGTTGAACTTCCAACGTGCGTCGTTAGAAGTCATACGAAGAAGTTCTTCTATGTCCTTGGTAGTGGTTTCACCAAAGTCGTTAGGCATTACGCCTTCACGGACATTGTCCAATAAACTGGTCAAACGTGACATTGCATCAGGTACGCCCTCAGTGAGCTCAATACCCATGTTTGCAATCTTGTGTCCGACGTGACGTTTCCACAGTTCCTTTAGTAGGTCTTGTGCTACGCCTTCATTTAATGGTTGTTCGTTTTCTAATCGGTTGATTAGATCTGTGATTACTTCCCGTTCGGTACGGGTCGCGACTGGATTATTCTTTTCCCAAAGAGCTCTAACGTCGTCTGGCGATAGATCTTGCTCGTACTTCTGATGCCCCTCAGCGATACATTCATAGATGTCTCTCAATTCCTCTTCAAACAACCGGGGGCTTAGGTTGCTTTTATTAGACGAAAAAAAGTCTGCCGAGAGCAGACCCTTCAAGATTTTTATTTCCATAATTTGCTCTTATTAGTGCCTCGTAACGACACTAAGTATACACTAGTTAGTGTCACTAGCAACAAAAATATGAACATAAAAAAAGCCCCAGCAACGCCGGGGCCTCTTTTCTAGCTACTTTAGCTACTTTAGCTAATTCGTAACTTCATCTTCTTTATGTCAGGCTTTTGATCACCTCTCCGCTCGCGTATGTCCACCTCGTGATGAAGCACCCGTGGGTTGCCTCTGCATAATGCGTTAATTGCATCTTGTAATTTTTTTTGTTCTTCAGCGGCTTGAATGAAGCCCTCCGGGCATTCGTAATCAATGACCACTAATCCTCGCACCTTCATTTAACGTCTCCATTATGCTAGTTGGACTCATGTATTTGAAATCCTCCTGAATAAAGCAAACGGTAGCGTCTACATAGCCATTAAGACTTCTTGCGAGTTTTATAGCCTTTTTACTAGCGTCTTTGTCAAGACATATTATTAGTTTCTTAAATTTTCTTAATTGAATACGTTGTAAGGGCGATATGTTTGTACCAAGTAAGGCCACACCTGTGTACACACCAGTAGCGTATACTGCACACGCACTAGCGGCATCCTCTACCACAATTGCAGTAGAACTATTACCTATTGATAACACGCCTGTTGTATCACCATACGCAAGCCATTTAGGTTTTACCTCTTGAATTAAACACCTACCTACTGCACCTGAATGATCGTTCATCCAGAACAATACACGATCTTTAGCTGGGTCATATGTTATGTCTACGGCTTTGTCTTCGTAGGCGTTATAACAATTATTATTACGCAGGTAATCAATAACACGCTCATGGTGTTCTACTAATGAATTTATTTGAGGTAGAGGATGGTTTCTTTTATCTGAGTAATAGTGCTGGGCCCGGATAGAGGGCTCTTCGTTCATCTTACGTTTGATTGCGTTAAGTCCATATCCTATACGCTTGCCACCATGTGCATTACATGATGCTTTATAGCAATTCCATACTACTGAACCATCAGTTTTAGATACGGTGAGAGTGTATTTACCTCCACAAAAGGGGCAGTTGATACGCTTAGTCTCGTCGTCTTTCACCCGTATCTTGCTAATTATTTCGTATTGTTCGTGTCTGTTATACATGGTCACCCACACATGATATCACTTCATCAAAGGGCATCTCAGTTGCCATGTTCAATGCTACACGTTTACCTGTTCTACGCCCACTATGTACGCAATGGACTTTAGTAACATCTAATATATAAATTTCACCGGGCAGGGCAAAGAATGAATCGTATATTGTAACGTCTTCAAAGTTATACATCACCCCATTAGTCTGGGTGGGTAACTTCATAGGCTTCGCATCTTCGGCCGGGGTACAGAATGAGGTTACATACCCACCACTCTCTAAATACACATTGATAGCGGTGTTCGTATTACTGTCTGTGTGGGGCAGTATGTCCCTGTTAATGGTCATAAGGCTTGCTTTGAATAAGTGCCTTACTTCTTTAGGAACAATCTTCAAGAATTCTGTTATGATGTAATCGCTGACAGTGAAGTCCGTGTATTTGATGCCTTGAAAGTTTTTACCTTCTCCAAGCCCATACTTCACATATTCCATTGATCCTTCAACGGGTTTGCAAATATCAAATCGCTTTTTTAATTTCACATAATTCATAGCACTAGTTTGATAGCTCGGCCCCCGTCGGCGGCCTCGCCTTTATACACCTCAAAACACCATCCGTCAACACTAACTGTGACACTAGTTATGGGCCTTACCACTACCAAACACACCTAAGTACTTGATATCATTGGAAAGACCCACACCCTGAAGGTCGCAGGTTCAAATCCTGCTCCCGCAACCAACCACCTGTTTTAACTCAACTTTATAAATTAAATGTAGTTGAGTTGAAGAAAATGAAAACTTTGTTCTTATGACACTAACTAGGGGCGCAATATTTATTTACGTCGTCGTCTAGTTCATTGTCGCCCGGGTTGCCTTCTATGGCCGCATGACACGATGTACAATACACGACGCTGGGCTCGTCATAATATGTTTTACCATGTGTGTCTCTGCCACACCAGTCACAAGTTCTAAAGTCAGTGTAGACCTCAAAACTTGGAAAATCTCTCGCCTTCCTCATTGCTCAACTCCACTGAAACTCTTGCATCAGCAATGCATATGGCACCTTGATGAGGGCCTTCAGCGGCCACCAGTGCTCCTTGCATTGCGAAGATGCAGTCTTCTCTACTTGGGAACTCCCCAACCTTATTGGCGTAGAAAGTTCCATTCACTAACATAACCAGTATTAACCAGTACGTCATACAATCACCTCTTCCGTTAATGCTTTCCAAGAAATGGGGAAAAGCTGATTCATCTCTTTCGAGATTTGATTGGCTACTTGCCTAGTTTCTACCTGAGTGTCTGAGGCACAACGCAATCTGCACATATCTGCAAATGCGTCTAAGCTACCACTCCAGTACCATTCCGTGTACATGGATTGTGGTAAGACCATCCTCGCCATCTCAGGTGCGACACCTTCCTGTAACAAGTGCTCATAATACTCTGAGCTCTCTTTGTTGTAGAACCCGATGTCGCGCTGAAGATCCACGTCAATAGTGTCTCCACTACCTTGTTTCTTATCTTCGCTACGGGCTCTCCAATCTGTCGGGGAATAAAACTCCGGCTCGTAATCAACATAACGCCTACTGATTTCATTCCATCGTAGGAATTTATGTTTGACCAGTTGTCTTGCGACAAAGACTGGGGCTTTAATATGGAATGATGCAAAACAATGCCCGAAGGGGCTAGTGTGTTTGTGGGTAGCTAAATAATTTATCAGCCCGATATCTCTATCGTGAAGAACAGGAATTCTAGCCTGTCCTTCAATTTGACTGTAGCCAAGAGCATCGCGCTTCTTACCGAACGATACTCTAGCTGAGTTAACTACCGTTAGATCATCTCCCATATGATTTACATATGTTGCCTTAATCATCAACTAACTCCATTGGCAGTGTGGTGGGAAAACCATCCTCATCATACTGTTGGATGTACCCATGACAGCCATCTGACATATCGGCGGTTGGGACAGGAAACGTCTTTACTGCGCCTTCTGTAAGCCAATCTGCGATTTTGTCGGCATCCTCTTGGATTGCGTTGATGAACTTGTTTTCGCATTCCATGTTCGCGCATGGTGCGTTGCAGTACTTTTTGATAGTCATTCATAAAACCTCTTGTTAATGCCAGCGGCGGCTAATTTAATTGTGGGGCGGACATAGATAGAAAGAACGTCACGGCTTTGGTGACCAGTTACTGAGCGTAGCTCATCCTCGGTGCACCCAGCCTCAGCCATTTCTGTGGCTCCTGTACGGCGTAGATCCCTAATCTGTAGATGTGAGGGTAGCCCGGATTGATTGCGTACTCGTGCCGCCCACTTGGCGTACAACCGACGATCAAAGAGTTTACCTGTAGCCTCACAGACCACGATATGTTCCATATCTGATGCATTAGACGGCTTTATGGTGCGTAAACGATCCAGTAGCCGGGGTGAGCACGGGATGGTAACTTCCGTCCCTGTCTTCTCTTGTATGAAGGCAATGCAATCTCGCTTTAGGTTGCCCCAAGTGAGTTGTCTCATGTCCCCCGGCCGTTGGCATAGGTCATAGCAGAGCAATGCCATCGTCCCGATTGAACCCATGTTCATCTCATCAGCGGTCTGAATAAACTTTTCAACCTGTTCGGGTTCCCAGAGAACTTTCCGGTCTTCCAAGCCTTTGAGGTTCATTCTTTGAAACGGGTTGCTCTTAACACGCCCGGCCCGTAGGCCCATGAACCATATCTTCCGTAGCACCTTACAAACGTGAGTGGCCCTGTGCTGACTCTTGAGCTCTTGGAGCTTCAGGTACAGCTTGTCAGCGTGTTCTGGCGTGACATTTGAGGACTTCATCTCACCTAAAGGAATACCATTACCGAAAGCAATACGGGTGGCATCTTTGATCATGGCATTGTAGAAGCGTTTGCTATTGCTACTAAGCCTACGGTAGTCGTTGGTTGTTTTGTAGTACGACACAAGCCCAGCTACTGAGCTCTCTTCTGCTTTGACCTGTCTGTGTATACCCCGCTTGTAATCAGCGTACACATCTACAATTTCTTGAGCGTACTCGTTAGCATCAGAGAGAACATCAAACTGTTTGTACTCAGCCTGTATTGCCTCTTTCATGTGCGGCGGTGGGTTAACCACCCAAACGACACGCCCGGCTTTGCGTGTTCGTTGTTCAACATATTTTATCTTCATTCTGTTACCTCTTTAGTTAGAGAACAGTAATGACACTAACAAATGTCATCGCATTCGTCAATTATAGTATTTAATAAGTGTACTGTGTTGCATTTATAGGTGTACTAGTATAAAATCAGTGGTGTTAGCATATCTTCCTCCCTGTATGCTGACACTTAGGGACGGGAAACCCCACCCGTCAAACTTGCTTCATTGCTAGTGAAGTATATTGCCCCTCAGTCCCGACTGACCCTCGGATCAAGGCTGAGGGGTTTTTTTATGTGCCAAATGGCAGAAAACGCAGATAAATGTGCCAAATGGCGACTAAATGCGCCAAAAAGTGTCAAACAGGCGTAAAAAAAAGGCCCCGAAGGGCCTCATGGTTAGCTAACTAGTCTTAGTGGAGGTGTATCCGGCTCAGAACGAGGGGGATTTACTACAAAACGAGTACCTGTGTCTGAATCACCAACTAATGCAATCCATTTGTTACCTAAAGTTGATGTAATAACAACTTCTTCATCATATTTTTCGGCTAGTTCAACAGCATCTAACAAAGCATTTGCCATCTCTCTAGCTGTGTCAAAACATATCCTCATATAGATGCCTCCAGCTAAACACTTACAAACAGGTCTAAATTGATAGCGGATGCGCTCGGCTATGACAAGTAAAAAGTTAAAATCTCTGGCGCGAGCAAACGCAAAAAATATGGGGGTATAGAGGCTATGTATACACAATATGTATACACACATATATACACACAATAAAGGCAAAAAATATGGATTTTGTCGGGCTTAGTTGTTGGTTTTGTTAGTGTTTTTTTGTTGCCGTTAGTGTTTTTGGTGGTATAGTGGGGGGGCTTTGTATGTTGCAAGGCCGCCGGGGTGGTTCCCGGTGTCACTAGCT